CATAGGTCGGATTATTGCCATAAGTCATTATCACTACTATGTATTATTATAGCATTTCCACATACAGTTGACAAGTTTTAAAAATCAAGTAGAATACCTTTGTGGGGGTTAAAGAGATATATTAACTACTAGTATTTTCAGGACTATCTAATTTAAATATTTTTTCTAAGTTTTCTTTAGCATCATTTACATTAGAAATGTATCCCATTCTTCTATTGAGTTTATGTTGATGTTGCATTTCTCCTTGAGAGTCTTTAAGAAAATGTTGATACATTATAATCATTTCCATATCAGATGATTCAGACATAGTTATAACATTATTCATATCAATAAGAAACATATCTTCTCTTGTAGTTTTTAACCAGGGTTCTACTTTATATCCTACTAATCCATTTTTATTTTTAATTTCACTAAAAGTTACAGGAGTATGAATAATTAACATAGTTCTATCTTCTTCTTCAGAAGCAGCAACTCGCGCGAACAATTCTTCTCCAGATCTAAGTTTTATTGTTGCATAGAAGTCGTCTTCAATTCCCATCTTTCTTAAGTTGTACGGTGATTATTTCATAGTTAAAATTTTCTTCATTATAAATTTTAATTCTTTCTATAAAATGATTTAATGTATAATTTTTCTTAGAGTTATGAGTACAGTCATCTGATATGTCATACAAAGTTGCTTTTACTTTGTTGTTACCCTTTCTAAGTACTCGTCCAATACTTTGGAGATTACGGATCCTCGATTTGGACGGAGAGGCAAAAATAACGTTATGGAGATTTTTAATATTGATGCCAGTAGAAAATGTTCCATACGAGGCAACGATGATTGCATTATTCTCCCTTTCAGTTATCTCACGAATTAATTCTCTTTCTTCAGCATCCACTCCACCATGAACAAAAAATACTTTACGATCAACTCGTTTGCTATTATTTATCTTTTCATATAATACTGCACCATGTGCTTCTACCCTACTATAAAGGACAAGTGTATTACCTTTTAAGTCTAGTGTTAGATTAGTTATGAATTTATTTCTCTGCTCATGTGATATTAAATATTCTATTTCATCATTATAAACTTCAAACTTTTGAGGAGGATGTTTAAGAACCAAACATTGAATATCTAATTTAGAAAGATGACCTTGCTTCATTAGTTCATCTGTTTTAGTCACCTTGTATGATGGACCAAACAATCCTTCTAAGACCCATTTGTGCGTCTGTGTGCCGTCTAATGTTCCAGTAAATCCAAATCTATACTTAGCATGATGAAGTTTTGTCATTATAGATACTAGGGACTTCGACTTAAATAGGTGGGCTTCATCTCCTATAATTACATTATAATCTTCAAAAAATGAACGTTCTAGTTTATAGACTGATTGCCAAGTAGTAATTGTAACTGGAAATTCGTTTGTTTTATCTTTTCCCGCGTAGATACGGTGGCAGTATGACTCAGCATCCCAACCATAGTCTTCAAAATCCTTATACATCTGCTCTACTAGAGATGTCGTTGGAACAACTAGAAGGATTTTTTGTCCTTTATCAACGTAATATCTTACAAGAGAATAAATCATCAAAGATTTACCTGAAGCAGTTGGTGATATCAATAGCTTTCTATTATGTCTTAACGCATCGTATACTCCCTCAACTTGGTATTTTCGTGGACTATGGGAGCAGATGGAACTCATATAATCCTTAACACCTTCATATGATATTCCCTCATTAATCTCAAAGGGAGCACCATAGTATTCATTATCTACAAATTTATAACTGTAGTCATGCCTTTCACAAAAAGAAACTATTCTATCTAACAATCCAATATAAATTCTCTTTGATCTCATATCGAATAGGTGGATCTCTCCATTCCAATTCCTATTACGATATTGTGGCATAAACTTTGCACCCTCTACCTCAAAGGTAAAGTGGTCTCTTAACTCATACTCAATATGAGGTTCTGAATCAATTTTTAAAAATACTTCGTTGGCCTTAGATATAACAACGTTGGCCGTTGTGTCAATCACTTAACCCATGCATCTATGGGTATTTATGAAGTTATGTCAACCCCATAACTTTCTATAATTTGAATTTTTTAATGGTGTTGAATATTGTAAATTATCTAAATGATTATTTTTTACATCATCATCTTTATGATCTATTAAAACAGTATCATATGCAAGTTGTCTAAATGGTTTAGGTGCTTGATTCCATTCTTCTTTTGATATTCCTATTTCATGAGAATAATCTTTAAGTGGATGCCATACAGTTTTTACTGCCTGATGAAGTTTAACTCTAAACTCTGCTGTGTCTTTGGTAGTACTTTTTTTTGTATATTTCATACCTAAGTCACGAAATGGTTGTGCTGGAGTTGTAACACTAAAATCATAACACTTTGGTTTTCCAACACCTTTCTTCTGTCTCCAGTTTTCAAATACTGCCTTCCATTTGTTTGTCTTTGAACTCCATATCTTACCACATTTACTCACATAGTAATCGGGTATTTCTATCCCAAAACGATGCAAAGGTTTGAGTTCAATCCCATCTATAAAAATCGTTTTGATTTCATTTCCAAATAAATCAATCATTAACCTAACCCAGAATTAAATCTCATAAACTCAATTGCATTCTTAATCTGAAACGTTCTATTCTGTATTACCTTAAGAATACTTTCAATATAGACAAGCATAGTATCATAATAATCAATCTTTAATGATGAATTAGAAAGTTTCTCATCTGCATCAAGATACTTAGTCATCGTATCTTTATCTCTTATTTTCTTTCCAAAGGGATTCTCTACGTATACTTCTGGGTCTGCTTTCCCACTAAAATACTCATACCGTTCATGACGGATATTCTTTCTTTGTTGTTCTGCTTTCTTTCTTAGTAGAAAGATAGTATTATATAATTCAAAATACTTTGCATGTAGAGAGGGGATGTTCAACGATTCTTCATGTAGATTATCTCTATCGATCTTTGCGTCCTTTTCCCACATCTCTTGAATAGAATCAAGATCAATACTCATAAAAGATTGTTTTCCATATCAGTAAGGTTGTATATAGTATACTTGAAAGACACGTCTGCTGTAAAGTATTCTATGTCAGCATCTGTTGCATCAAATGTTATAGTTGATAATGTGTAAGGAAATAAGTCGTTGAATACTACCTGAAATGAAGGTACTAAATTACTACTTAATATCTGTAAGGTTCCATCAGAATATATGTCATCTCCTGCATTACCAAAGTTGCCTGGCAATACTGCTTCACTTTCCAACTCACGAAACTCATTCATACTTTCAGGAAATCCCAATCCACGAATCCATTTTTGCAATTCCATATAGTTGACAAGATCTTCATCAACAAGAAATCTTAAAGTTAGATCACCAAATTGTATCTTATCACCAGGAACAGGAATGGTTCTTAAGTAACTAGGTTGTTCTGCAATACCAAGATCCATAGATGGTATGTTTGCTTGGTTGCAGAAGAAAGCAACACCAGGTGCTCTCTTTAAAGAAAACTTAAACCCTACAGGTGATAGAAAGTTTCTATTTGTTAATGGTGTTCCTGGTCTATCAGCAGGTGGTTTTCTAATCGCCATTATAATATACTTTTAAGTATTTAGACAAAAAAAGAGACCCCCGAAGGAGTCTCTTTGAAAAATATAAGCATCTAGCTTACATGAGGTTCTTAACAGCAACACGTCTGTAGTAACGGTTTGCATTCTGTGTAAGAACGCCAGATCCTTGAGTAAGACCCTGTGAGAATGGGTTCTCGACCATTCCGTAACGAGTCTTAAATCCGATCTTAGGCTGGAAGGAGTTCTCACCCACCGCACGAACCATCTGTAGTGGAACGTAAGGGCAATAGAACAGACCAGCATCATAAGGTGAAGTACCTTTGTAACCAACAACATAGTACTGATTACCACTATTTGTTGCAGTGTTACCTGAAACATCTAGGTTAGCAGAATATGGGTCGATGTATACTCTATACTTACCCTGAAGTACACCAGCAAATGTATTACCAGTATCATCAACGTTAAGGTTAGCATTAAGAGCAGGAGTGTAATCAAGTACACCAGCCATGGTTAGTGCAGAAGCAACGTCTGCAGAACACATGATGATGTTACCCTTTCCACGACGAGTTCTTTGTGCGATTGCGTTAGCATCTCTCTCAATCTGGAATAGAAGTCCTTTGAACTTCTCAACAGACCATCTTCCGTTTGAGTCGATGTCGAGGTCGAATACACCAGCAGTTGCAGTGTTTGAAACAGCACCCTGTTCAGCAGTTTTGTAGATAGTTCTAATAACTTCTCTGTTGATTTCCGCAAGGATCTCAGTAGAAAGGATATTAGCAAGTTCTGCTTCAGCATTTAAGCCGTGGATAGCTTTCAAGTCCTGAGCAAGCTCTAGTGAGTACTCAGCCTTGAGGGCTCTTGAACGGGCAGTAACTGTGACCTTCTCGATTGAGAATGCCATCTGGTTGAACTGCTGCTCATCTGTACCACCGAGTTTCTCAGCAGCATCAGTCTCCATACCCTGACCAACGTTGTAGTCAGTAGAAGTAGCAGAAGAAGTTGGGTTAAGAACAGAAGGGTTAGTTCCGATCTGGTTTGTAGTACCAAAACCAACGGATGTGTTACCAAATCCAGAGGTATTGTTGAAGCTTGCACCCATACCTGAGAAGGCAGAGTCTGCTTCGTTGTAGAATGCTTCGGTACGACCAGTATCGTTTCCAGTACCAACGTACTGTGAACGCATTGCGAAGATAAGTCCAGTAGGACCACTCATTGGTTGAACACCTGCTAGGTCATATGCGACCAAGTTAGGCATTGAACGTCTAATCAAAGAGATTAGAACTGGGTCGAAACCAGCAACGTTACCAGTTGCAGTAGCAGTACCACTGAAACCTGGTGGGTTACTACCTGAAGACATGGTAGGACCAGATTCAGCTAGTAGTGATCCACTCTCTTGGAAAGAAGCAGACTCTCTTAAAAATTTTTCTTGGTTCTCTAGTAGAACAGCGGTAACCGAACGCTTATGTGCGTCTTCGATTTTATCAAGACCCTCATGTTCTAGGAGGGGCTTCCACTTTTCGACTAGGTGTTCTGATTGGAACATCTTAGTTTACTTGTAAATGTTTAGTTTGATTAATTTTAAAATCAGTTTTTGAAAGCTGAAAGTGTCTTCAGGTATCCAGCCATAGAACCACTAATGGATTCTGGTGAGCTATCTACTCCTTCTGAAAGAGTTTCAGTTTTCGATGTTGAAGAAGCACCTTTATGGGGGAAATAGGATTCCTTTAGTGTTTCCAACTTTTCACGATATTCTGTTTCACTGTCAAACTCTACACTTTCGGCAAGTGAAGCGAGCTTCTCTTTCTGGGTGGCAGCAAGGCCATCAGAAACAGATTCTAAGATACTATCAGCAGTTGCCTCAGCGAGACCCTTGTTGAGTGAGATATTCTTTTCTATTTGCTCATTGAGCTTGGTTTCCATGTCATCAAGTTTTTCTACCATACTCTTAAGGACATCAT